ACTCCGCAGTGCTTACACGTGGGCATGTGACGAACCTTTCTGGATTACGTCACATGCTACCACAATGTAATCTATCTCTCCTGACACGCGAAGTGGTAGTCGATCGCCATGACCTTCGACACGGCCTCACCGTTCTGGATGCCGAACGTGACCGTCAGTTCCTCGTCGTTCACCAGCGTGGTGCCGAGCGCAACCGTGACCGTCGCCACCTTGGCGTTGTTCACGTACACCTCGAGCGCGGTGCCACCGTCGTAGTAGAAGCCGAGTTCGATGAAGGTGTTGTGGACGAACGTTGCGACCGCTGACTGCGTGGTGGCCGTCGAGTTCATCGTGCTGATGAAGTTGATCGTGCCTGCGACGCCATCTGCCTTGGTGAAGTACACGCCGTCCGTGATGCCGGCTTCGAGGGTGGTGTCCGTGATGATCAGGCCGACGAACACGTCGGACTGGGTCACGTCGGAACCCGCGTCGAGAATCTTCAAGCGCGAGGCGAACCACACCTTCTTGCCCGAGGTGAACTTGAACGCCTCCACCGGGCGCTGAAGCGTCACGAGGTCGTTGTCGAGAGCCGCGTTGGACAGCAGAAGAACGCCGCCCGGACCGTGCGCCGAAGACAGTGCTTCGGTGGCGGCGCCGGTGTTCGTGATCGTGTATTCCTCACCGCTCGTGGCGTTGAAGGACATGAAGTCGTTGAAGTCCACGATGTATTGCGTGGGGTCGAGCACGCCCATCTGACCCATCAGGTCGGTCGGGCTGACGTTGGTCACGCCATTGGGAAAACGAACGGGAGTTGCCATGGAAACGTCCTCAGTGATGGACGCGCCTACGGGATTGCAGGCGCGTTTCCAGGGTCAGTTGCAGATCAGATGCCGGCCGAGCCGATGATGCAGCGGGGATCGTCCCAGCCCACCGAGAACCGCTCCTCAGCCTTGAACTTGACGTTGGAGTTGTCGAACTCCTCGTCGCGCCCGAACTCCATCGTCCAGGAGTTGAAGGTGATGAGGCCGTCCACGCTGGTCTTGATGAACCAGGCGTCGGTGTCGGTCAGGTAGTGGTAGACCATGTAGTTGCCCGGCAGCGCGGACGAGGAACGGATCGCGTTCACGTCGTTGTTAGCCGTGCCCGGCTGCATGGTCGTCGCCATCAGGCGCTCCGCCTCGAAGCGGCTGGCCGGCGGGACGATCAGCTTCTGGCCGGAGACCTTGATCTTCAGGCCGCGGGCGTCCGTGAAGCCGTCGGCAAGGATCAGCGCAGACTCGAGTGCGGCTTCCGACAGGTCGGCCGAGACCAGGTTCGAGTACGTGCCGCCATACGGGCCGGACGGGTGGTCCGAAGCGACCAGTTCCTGCCCGTCGTGCGCGGTGCCCATGGTGTAGGCAGCCGTGAACGCGCGGTTCAGGACGTTGGCATGAACGTGCTCGCGGGTCTCGCGCATCGACCGGGCCAGTGCCGTGGAACGCTCCTGCATGATGCGGGCGAGCGCCGGGTACTGGTTGTCCTTGATGGTCTCCTTGGTGAGCTTGATGCCCTTCGCGTAGACCTTGTTGACGAATCGGGCGACGTATGACGTCTCGAAGTCGTCGTACTCGATGTTCTGGCCTTCGGGCTTCTCCGACGCTAGGCCGAGCAGGGAGACGGCGACGCGCTCCTCGTACTGCTTCTGCGACGACAGGGCCGTGAAGATCATGGCCGATTCGGCCGGGAAGCGGTCGTACTCGAGCTGATACCAGCCCTGGACGCCGGGCCAGAGAGCCTTCGCGATCTGACCAGTGGTGACAGTTGCCATAGTTCAGTACCCCTTAGGTCCCAGCGCCGTTGTTGAACAGCGACTCGACGATCGCCACGATGCAGTTGACGCCCGTTTCGGCAGCGCCGCCCGAGGCGGAGATGTCGTTGGTCGGCGTGCGCTCGATGTCGAGCAGGCGCAGCGTCCGGCCAGTCGTGCCGGTGGCGGAGACGTCCAGTTCCATGGCCGAGCGGCCGGTCGTGGTGCTGCCGGAGCCAACCACGATGTCGTAGCCGGTGCCGATCGCGTCCACGTCGATCGTGATCGATGCGTTCACGCGCCACAGGATGTGCTGGTACGCCGGCATGACCATCGCGATGCGACGGGTCGAGGCCACGCGGTACTTGAGGTTGAGGTTGTCGTAGCTCGGCACGAAGCCGACGATCACGCCGTAGATGCTGGCGTCACCGGCTGCAGCCTGAATCACGGTGGGGAAGCGGGTCTCGGCGTCGCCCGTGCCGTGCAGCTTCACGAGGTCGCCGACGAAAGCCGCCGTACCGTCCGAAGCCGGGATCACGCAGGACTGCAGCTCGACATCCGCGAAGTTACGCGCCGGCTGAAAGCCGTATGCGACATCGACGTTTGGCATGTTGCACCTTCAGAGAATGGGTGAGTTTGTTGCTCCCGATTCTCTGAAGGGAGCCAGATGGCTCTGGCGACCTGTAAGCCCAGGCTAGGCGATACGTGAGTCCGTCAGCACTTCTTTCCGTCCGCGGGGGACGTACTCGGCGGAATCGTCGGTGACGGCAGCCTTGCTCTTTTCGAGGCTGACGTTACGAGCGTCCTTCTTGCGCTGGTCGGCATCGTACCATTCCTGAGGTTTGCGCATCAGCACGGCCTCTGTCAAGCCGTCTCTGGCATTTCCCACCGGCTTTCGGTGAATCTTGCCATCCATCAGCACCATGGCCCAGTCATGCTCGCTGGCCAGGATGTCCGGGCGGCCGCGGCTGTCCACGTTGACCCAGCGGTACTGGTAGCCCGTCGGCAGACCCGGCGGGATCGCCAGGCGCAGGATGGCGCCGGCAGGCCCCTTGGACACGGGCGCCTTCATCTTCAGCGTGCCGTCAGACAGCAGGACCGGGTCGCCCTTGGGGCCGGCCTCGTGGATGGCCTCGTCGAACGGACGGCCGCCCTTGTCGCGCGCGTGCGTCTTCCAGTCCTTCTTGAGCACGTAGGCGCCATCGACCTTGATCGGGTCGCCGGCCTCGTCCTTCTCGTGGATGGACGGCATGAACTTCGTGAATTCCATCAGTTGTCCTTGAAGTAGGCGGCGGCGTAGGCGGCACGCTTCTCCGCTGCGGTCTTGAGGTGGGGCATGAAGCTGGGTTCGTTGACGATGGCCGCGCCCATGCTGCGGGTGAGCTGATCGAGGTCGTTCCAGCCCTTGGCGTTGGTGCGCGTGACCACGTTCGACTGCCGCGGCGTGCCGTTGACGGCGGGCGGCGTCGGGCGAGGCGTCTCCGGTTCGGGCGTGGCGAAGTGCTCTGGGAACCGCTTGCGCACAGCGGCCTCAACCTTGGGCAGGATCACCCGCGGGTCATCGACGCCGCCGTTGGCCTGGATCTCCTGCCGGTACACGGCGTCGGACAGGGCAACCGCCGCCTGGTCCGTGCGGAACCACTCGTTGCCGCCTATCCAGTCGCGCACGAACGTCTCGACGTCCGCGTCGATGCGCGGTGCAGCCGGCTGCTCGATCGGTGCATCTGCCGCTTTCAGCTTTTCCACTGCGGCAGATGCCGCACGGGTGTCGCCCATTCGGACAGCGTCGTCGAGTTCGGCCTGCGCCAGCCTGCGCGCTTCGGCCATCGACTCCTTTTGGATGCGGACCAGTGCCTCGCTGTGCCTGGCCGTAGCCTCCTTGAGTTCGCGAAGCTGGCGGCTCGAGTCGCGCAGGAAGCCCTGCTGGCGCTTGATGTACTCCTTCGCGCTGACGGCCTCGCGGCCGTTGAAGTCGCGGCGCCAGCCCATTTCCTCGGCCAGGGCTTCGACCTCGCTCGCCGTCTGCGCGACAGGTTCTGGGTCGGCCTGCGCTGTTTCCTCCACAGGCTCAAGGTGATCTGGCTCATCGCTGATGGCCTCAAGTTCGGCCGCGATGTCTTCGGGGGTGGGGATGGCTGACTGGTCGCTCATGCGATCTCCACCCCATCCTCATCCTCGACGGCCTGAATCTCCGTGTCGCCGATCAGGCGCCACAGGCGGGCCACCTCGTCCGACGTGTCGCCTACGTACAGGCCGACGCTGCCGCCGGCATAGCGCCCGAAGCAGACCCGGTCGCCGACGCTGAACGACACCGCTGTCTGCTGGAAGCAGTCAGCGCCGATGGCCATGACTACCCCCGACATCGTGCCGCCCTGCTCGCGGTCGCGCGTGGCTGAGGGCAGGACGATGCCGCCGCTAGACTTGGCTTCGACTACGTCCAGGCGCACCAGCACCTGGTTGTTGACTGGCGTGATCTTCATGTCTCTTTCCTCTCCGCATTGAAATTCACCGCCCACGCAAAACCAGCCCGAAGCCCTTCGGCTTGAGCGGCATACATGGCTGTCTTGCCGGGATCGTCCATGAAGACCGGCGGCCTCTCTGCCGCGATCACCGTGAACTCATCCTGCATCCTCTCAAACCACCACCGCGTCACTGGACTCTCTTTCCAGTCAGCGATCTCCCGATCTGTCGGCTCTCTCTGCACGCATTTTCTCCATTTCAGCGACATGAGCCTCTTGTGCCATGCCGTGTTCGTCGATCGTCCTACCGATGGTGAGCTGCGCCTCTTGCAGCTTCACCGCGGCCGTCTCTGCGCCGGACTTCGCCCTTTCGGCGCCGGCAATCGCCTTCACCTGGTCCGTCTGGACCTTGACGCCTGCGACTTGCGCCTGCAACTGCGCGATCTGCAGCCGGATACCGGCCTCCTGCGCCTCTGCCTGCGCCTTCTGCACCTCTGCCGAGGCAATGGCCTCTTGCTTGGCCATTTCGGCTTCTTCGAGGATCTGCTGCGTCGTCTTCGACGGCTCCGGCGGCATCAAGCGCGCCAGATCCTGCTCGTCGGTGATCAGCGAGGACACGAACATCCTGCTGATCTCCTTCGGCTCGACGCCCGGCAGCCCCTTGGCCATGCCCTCGAGCAGCGCCTCGGCTAGCGCCACGCGCTCGACCTTGCTGGAGAATTCCGGCGTCGCGACGAGGCGGAAGTCCATGCCGCCCATCTCGAAGTCGGCGATCACGTCCACGTCCTGGCGGTCGTGGAACGCCTTGTACGCCTCCACATCGCCGTAGCGGTAGTTCAGCCCCGCAATCTTCTTCATCTCCAGGTCCATCGAGCGGTAGACCCGCTTCCAGATGGCCTGGAACGTCTTCTTGCCCTGCTCGATCAGCGCCAGCACGCTTGCCGCTGGCATGTTGGCCCGAGGCTGCTCGCCGCCCATGATCGAAGTGACTGCAGACAGCCGCTGGCCGAACCCGATCAGGTACTCGAGCAGCGCGAACAGCGTCTGGGACGGCGCCTGCACCGGCAGCGGCACGATCGAGTCGCGCAGCACGCCTCCCAGCACCTGAACCGACTTCCACTCGCCCTTGGCCCACGTCTGCTCGCCCTTGGGCATGCGCACCGCCGACGACATCCAGCCGCCGGACAGGTTGGCCATGGCGCCGGAGTCCAGCAATTCGTTCACGAGCGCATTGACGTTGTCGTTGAGGCCCCCGAGCAGCACCCCGAACCCCATCATCCAGTACCCGTTGTCGAGGGGCGGCAGGAACCCGTAGCGGATGTAGTGGCAGTACGGCCGAATGGCCACCAGGCCACCCTCCGCGTTGCGCTCCACGTCCTTCATGATCCAGTTGGCGCGCACCGCGACCACTTGCTCGGTCGTCTTGTGGACCGTGACGATGTAGGGCTCGTCGTAGCCGTCCTTGTCGAGGTCGATGCGGCACAGTTGCTCGATCCAGTCGTGCGCCTTGTCTTCGTCGATCGCCTCCACCTCGGTGTCCGAGGCTACCAGCGACACCCGGCGCCACTCGCCGCGCCGGAACCGCGTCTCGGCCTCGTGCCCGTACAGCGTAAAGCAGTCCGACACCCGAGGCGCTTCGTCCGGCGAGCGCGCGTTGTTGTTGATGACGATGCCGTCGACCCGAAGCACCGTCTCCGGCCGCTTCTCGCCGGACATCCAGAACACTTTCTTGTGGACCGTGCCGATCAGGGCGATCTGGAACAGCAGACGATCCTGCTCCTCCTCCCAGTTCGGGATCTGACTCGTGATCTGCCAGTTCTGGTACCGCGCCGCCCGCTCTGCCTTGGCAGCCTTCTCCGGCAGATCCGGCCCATCGATGGCGGATTTTACCACCTTCCCCGACTTGACCAGCTCCGGGTACGCCTCGGCCGCGAATTTGAGCGCCGCGTCCGTGATCATCGGCAGCTTGGCGTTGGCCGACGAGTCGAACGGCGCCGTCTTGGGGTCAAAGTCCGGCTTGATGACCTCCATCGCCCGCTTGTTGAGGTTGACCCAGTCCTCCATGGACTTCGTGTCCACCTCGAGGCCGTCCAGCACGCGCCGGGCGACCGCCGCCAACTCGTCCTCGTCCAGATGGACGGCCAGGTTCTCGACCCGCTCGAGGTTCTCCAGCGTCCAGAACGGCTTCTCGGCCTCCGGGCGCACGTCTTCCAGCCCACCCTGCTCCGGGGGCAGTTCGTCCGGCCCCTCGAGGGCCTCCATGTCTTCGACGTACGCTTCGCTCATGCCGATCGGGTCTCCAGGGCACGCGCTGCCCCGACGAAAGGTAGCGCAGACTGGCGACGAAGGGTAGCGCGGAGGATCATTCCGTCCACCCGCGAATCAGCAACTCGGCCGCGATCAGGATGCCGGCGCCGACAAACACTCCTCCCAGAAACGCGATCGCCAGTGCCACGTAGCTCATTCGCTCGGCCCCGTCCATATCACGAACACCAGCATGGCCGCCGTGGCGATCAGCAGCGTGGCAACAACGCACATGGTGACGTTCATCATGCCTTCTTCCCCCCGATCGCCACCACCTTTTCCGTCTTGACCTCCTCAGGCTTCTCGTCGCCGTCAGGGTCGTCGTCATCAGCCAGCGGACGAGCGTCCATCATGTAGCGCAGGCCCGTCGCCAGCGTAGCCATTCCCAGCAGGAATACCGTCTCGAAGTCCCCGTCGTCCATCAGCCACCTCCGCGCGCCCAGCGTTTGCGCCGGTACGTCAGGTAATCGACGCCTTCCTCGATGTCGTGGAACACCGTGACGAACCCGGCAGGCGACTTTGCGCCAGGGTTGATGACGGTCAGCACGGCAGGCGACACGTGCTGGTCGCGGAAACCCTTCTCGCGCGCGTAGCGGTCGTAGATCTTGTAGCTGGCCACCTGCAGCGCGTGGCAGATGCGGTCGTCCTGCGGGCAGCGCAGGATCATGTAGCCCGACACGTGCCTGTGGCCACAGACGCTGATGTCGTCCCAGTTCCCCATCTGCACCGCGCGGCCGACGCCGTGCGCGGGGTTCCACATGCTGTGCCCGCTGAAGTCGTGTCGCGCGTTGATGGTGCAGGTTCGGCCGCTCGGCAGTTCCAGGCGCATGCGCAGTTCCGACGGCTGGTGCAGTGCGCTGTGCTGCGTAGCGATCCAGCGCACCGGGTCGCGGGCGTCGCCGTGCCAGTAATCGTGATTGCCGCTGATGAGGTAAAGCCACTTCGTGCGGCCCTCGGGCGTGCGGTAGAGGCCCATCCACCACTCAAGCAGCGCGATGGCCTGCATTTCGGTCGTGCTCTGCTGGCCGTACAGGCGCGCCAGCCTGCCCACCCAGTTGTTCAGGCCGTCGCCGACGTTGCCGGCAAACAGGCCCTCCGTGAGCCTGCAGAGCGTTGCATGGCGCTCCAGGCTGTGGATGTCCGTCCCGTCGTCGTCGATGTGCGGGTCGCCGTGGTGCAGGATGCCAATCGGGCCGTCAATGTTGACCTTGATCGACACTGAGCGCAGCGCGTCCTCGCGCGCCGTGATGCGGTCGAACTGGCGCTTCTTTTGCGCCACCAGCGCCGCGACGTCGATCGGGTCCGTGTCCGGGTTGGGCGGCATCGTGAAGGACGCGCCAACCACATTCCCGCCGCCCTGTTTGCGCAAGTCCTGGTTGTGGGCCTCGTTGCGGTCGATGAACGAGTCCGGCGACAGCCCCTTGGCCAGCCTCAGCGTCTTGAAGTAGGCAGACTTCGACACCCCGAAGTGCGTCGCAATCGCGTTTTCCGACGGAAACCGCTCCCGGTTGTTGTAGACCTCTGCCAACACGTCAATGCCGCCGATCCGCTCGAGCAGCTTGTGGCCTTCGCCAGTCTTCGGGGCACCCATCGGGACTCCCTACGTGTGATGCCCCATGCCGATCACGGCAAGGGCCTCTGCGATTGTCGAGACGACGTGTACCGGCGCGCGCCAGTCGTCCCTCCACTGGATCTGTGCCTGCGTCAGGAGTTGCGCCGCGCGCTTAACCTCAATGAGATAGTTGACGTTTCGGTGACTGACGAGCAGTGAGGGGCAGCCGTTCCCAACGACGCCCAGTGACTGGACCGAGGCGCCGACGCCGCGAAGCGCCTGCGCGATGGCGTCAATACCCACTCAGGGTCCGATGCGCCTGAGCATAGCCCCGCCTTGGCGGCTCGTCACGCTCGTCCTTCTGCCCCCACTCCATGTGCGACAGCAGCCCCATGCACAGGTACTGCGCCGCGTCGGCCGGGTGTGACCACCGATTCTTGTTGGGCACCTCCGTGTACCGCTGCTCCGACGTCTGCACCCGCCGGTACTCATACCGACCCGCCAGGGCAGCAATCAGCACCTTGCACCTCGGATGCACCACGCACCGCGGCGCCGTAGGTTCGTCCTGCGATCGCCGCGGCACCGTCCCCGACAGGAACCAGTTCACCGCATCCAGTCGCGGCTGCAGGCTGTTCGTGTGCGCCGGGTACGTCGAGAACGGCAGCCCGACCTGCATCTCCGGGTACGCCCCGTTCAGCAGCTCCATGCTCGACTTCTCGTCCGTGTCCGCCCGCTTGCCCCCAGCCGGGTCGCCCCACGCCAATTCGTACCGCGCCCCCCGATACCGCGCCAGCCCCGGTTTCACCACCGAGGTCGCGAACTGGTACATCCCGATGTCCTCGCCCACGAACTCGTCGAAGATTCTCAGTTGCCCCCGCGCCGACACTTGCCCCAGCAGGCACGCCTGGCCGTTCACGCCAAAGTCGAACGCCGCATACACCGGCAGCCGCGGATCGAACTCGAAGTCCGCCACGTGCCACGCCGGGTCGAATTGCGGGAACACGGGCTTGCCGTCCGACAGCACCACCGCCTCGCCGCAGCAGTACATCCGCACCCACTGCTCCCCCTTCCCCGCCGCGAGGTTCTTGTAGTACCCAGGCTTCAGGTTGCGCAGGTTCTCCGCGGCAGGATTGGTCTCCCACTGGCCTGGCCCAGACCTAAGCAGGCCGGGCGGTTGTCTGAAACCACTATACTTCCACCCCACCTCCGGCTTCTCCACCGCCGCCTCGAAGAACTGCTTCCACAGAAAGTCGTCCGTGCTCGAGGGGTTCGAGTCCGCAATGATCCCCGACCACGGCGCCACCGCCCACTCGATGCCGTCGCCCTCGTCCAGGTCGCGGTTGGCCTCGAGGGGCTGGCCTTTCCGCCCGCCGCGCACGTAGACCTCCTCAGGCACGGCCCACGCCGACGGCCGTCCCGACTCCCAGGGACTGCCGGGCATCGCCACGCGCCGGTAGTAACGCCCCGCCGTCGTCGGCGCGGCCGCGCCCCACTGCAAGCCGGGCGCAATGTCAGCCGCAGGCGGAAACCGCCCAACCCGACCATCCACCC